AAAAGACAGCAAGAAACGTTATCTGCTTATTTAGAAGTATTTACGGAAGTCAAAGACAAAACAGTTATTAACGCTATTTACAACGAAACGATGTTTTTAACAGAATATGACAATATGACAGAATATACCAAAGGCTGGTTAAAAAAGAGACTTATTTTGAGTAATTATAACGCCATTAAAAGCTATGTGGACTTCAAGTCCTTAGGTGCCTCCTTTTATGCCGATGGCTGCTACATAAAGACACCTAAAGGCATCATTGAGCGGTTATCAAATGTACCCACGCAAGATATATAAAAATGGGCTTGTAATTACTAAGGCACAGTTAGATAAAAACTACTGTGCTTTTTTAATTGCAGAGGTACTACATGGGGCTACATGCTACTTAATGTTTCATAATGACACACTTTATGTCCTTGAACGCCTTTCATGCACCTACATTACTCTTACAGACAGCCAACCACCATATACACAATTTCATGTTTTCGTTGAAGACACCAGAGCTATTGAGAGTGTCTTACGCAAAGCCAATTTCATTATATGCAAGTAGCCCCTTTATGTCACCATATGGGGCTTTTTTTTATTTACTCAGGAGGTAGACAATATGTTCCCAATTGATAGAGACACCTTAGAAACATACATCGCCATAGGTATGTTTCATGGGCTGTGTCTTGCTGTGTCTTTATTCATAGCATGGCTTTTATTTTGGATAATTGGAGGTTGCAAGTGATGGAAGACATTGAACAGAGTCCACTATTTTTAGAAGAGCTTGAAATAGAATATCAATTTAAACATCAAGCAGAAGAGCAACTCAAGCGACACCTTGACGAAAAGACACAAGGGGGAGCGGCCATAGAAACACCAATAGGAAGAGGATTAATTGATTATCTTTATGACAACTTAGCGGCCAACATAGAGGCCTTTTTAGTTGACATTGAGACACCAAAAAGGGGCGTTAAGCCTATCTATTATCCGCTTGTGATGTGGTTGCTGGGTGTCTATAAAGACAATCGACAAAATTTAATTGCCTTGTTGTCTTTAGCAGCAATCACAGAGGCTGTCAATGGAGCACATGTACTATTATCTTTGTCTAATGTATGTGAACAACTTAATCAAAGCATTTTAGAGGAAGTAGCGTTACAAGAATATATACAAAAGGGTACTGTGGAAACAATAAGTCTCTTAAGAGGGTTAAAACACCGCAAAAGTAACTTTTATCGGCGTTATTTTGCCCAAAATGTTATGAAACAAGATAGTAATTATCAACCAAAACAATGGAACGCAAAAGTTAAAAAACTCTTTGGAGCAAGGCTACTTGAAATTCTTATTGGTACGACAGATTTATTTCAAGTAAATAATGACAATCCCAAACATATTGATTGCATACAACCAACTGTCATTTTTCAGGAAATATGGAAAAGAAACAAGGACTTTTTATTGTCTCATGCTTATCAGTCGTGTCCAATGATTATGCCACCGATACTGTGGAAGAGCGACTTAACAGGTGGCTACTGTGGTGAATTACAATACATTCATGCTTTTATTCGGACAGAACGATTCCATACACAAGATAGACATAACAATTTCTTTTTTAAGCAGTATAAAGAACAATTAAAATATGCGGATTTAAGCAACGTTCTTAATGCCGTAAATGCTATTCAGAAGACACCATGGAAAATTAACTCTAAAGTCTTAAGAATTGCAGAACATTTGGTAAATCAAGGGGGTAATATGGCAGGATTACCACAGATGGAACCCTTTTCAAAGCTACCAACGCTTGAAAATCCAACACCAGAAGAGCTTAAGAGACACAAAAAAGCCGCTAAACTTCTGTATGAAAAGGAAGCCAGCAGGCGGGGAAAAGCCCTAAGGGTACACATCAATTTACGGACAGCACAACGCTTTGAACAATATGATAAAATCTACTTTCCACACAACATAGACTTTCGAGGGCGTATCTACCCGATACCGTCTTTTAGCCCACAGGGCGATGAACTGAATAAAGGGTTACTGTTATTTGCAGAACCAGAACCACTGGAAAATGATGAAGACATCCAGTGGTTTTTTATTGCAGGGGCTGAATTTGCGGGAATAGACAAGGTGTCTTTTGCAGACTGCATAGCATGGGTAGAAGACAATAAAAGCAACATTTTGGACACTGCTGCTCAACCATTAGACATGGTGGACTGGTGGGGGAACCTTGATGCCCCTTTTGAGTTCTTAGCATGGTGCTTTGAGTACCAGAAGTTCCAAAAGTACCTTGAAGAGCATAATGGTCACGCTAAAGGTTTTATCACAGGCATACCAATAGCCTTTGATGGTACATGCAGCGGCCTACAACATTTTTCAGCTATCTTAAGAGACCCTATTGGAGCCAAAGAGGTCAACTTAGCACCTGGAGATAAGCCAAACGACATCTATCAAACCGTAGCAGATAAAGTTAATATTGTTTTACGGCAGGATGCACAGACAGGCACGGGAGACACCACTGATGAACAGACACAGCAAATACAATATGGCACCAAGACCTTAGCGCAGGGCTGGTTGTCTTTTGGTGTTACCAGAAAGGTGACAAAAAGACCCGTTATGACGCTTGCATATGGCGCCAAGCAATTTGGTTTCAGAGACCAGATTTTAGAAGACACAATAGTATCCCACATCGGAGAAGGTCTTTTTACCGCAGACAATGCTAATCAGTATGCAGGGTATATGGCAAAACTCATATGGGATGCTGTGCAGACAACAGTTATTAAAGCTGTGCAGGGCATGGAGTGGCTACAAAAAGTAGCAAGAATGGTCACTAAGAACGGTGAAGTTATACAATGGACGACACCCATGGGTTTTATTGTGCAACAGCCTTACATGGTCTACCAAGTACATACCTACCAAATGCGGTTTTTACACATTACAAAGCGCTTTTATGATGCAGAAATGACAGGGGAGGTAGATAGACGAAAGCAGTCCCAAGCAATTGCACCTAACTTCATTCACAGCATGGACGCCAGCCATCTACAATTAACAGTTAATAGGGCAACAGAAGCAAAAATAAGCAACTTTGCTATGATACACGACAGTTACGGTACATCTTTAGCAAAAGCAGGATTACTGTTTCGTCTCATTCGAGAGTGCTTTGTAGAAATGTATGTAACACATGATGTTTTAACAGCCTTTGAAAGAGACATAAGTCCTTTTATTATGGATAAACAGAAACTACCGCCACAGCCAACCAAAGGGGCTTTTAATATTAACCAGATAAAAGAAAGTTTATATGCGTTTCATTGAAATAAAAGGAGGTAAGACTAAAAATGATGATAGTTATTCCAATGGTGGTGCACCATCAGCATAGGCATCTTTCAACATCACCAGCACCAGTTGGACATTATCCAATTTCTCCGAATGTAGTGTTTTTATTAATGCTTTTACTGTTTATAGTTTGCATGCTTTATTCTATTTATTATGTCAATCACCATAAATAATTTTGTCAACTTATTCTTTTTAAAAAGTTTATTGTCGCACATATACCAAAGTGTTAATTGTCGCACAAGTTGAAGAAAGAGAAGAAAGAAAGAAAAACAATAAGGAACATAAAGAACCATAATGTAACTTATAGTACGTATATGTTTCACTAAGTGTTTATTATTATTGTTTAACTAAATGTATAACTTATATGTTAAACAATTAGAAACTATAAGGAACATTATGGTACATAAATGTAGCATATACTTTGTGTCTTTAAAAACAAAACATAGCATGTTGTGCACGCACACATTCATTTTGTGAGACAAAAATGGTACATATTCTAATTGTCGCACAAGTTGAAGAAAGAAACGTTCTCTTTCTTCTATTTTTTTTTTTACATACGGAGGTAGATAAAAATGATAAGTGACAAAGAAGCAAGGCAGTACATTTTACAGCAGCTTTATGATGATGGTTATCGGTACCTTGCAAGAGATGCTACTGATAAGCTTTTTGCTTTTTGTACGTGCCCAGAAAAGAGAGAACAGTATGCCTTTTGGGTGGATAAACCAACAGACTTTAATGCAAAGCATACGTTTATTGTAGATTGTTTATGCTTTAAGGACATTAGGTGGGTGGATGAAGAGCCCCTTGATATTACAAAAGAATTAGGCATTATTGATTGGACAAAGGTGCCAAAAGACACAAAAGTGCTTGTATGGGACGTAGAAGGCGAACAAAAAAGTAAAAGATATTTTTCACATTATGAGGCATCCGACACTAATTTTCCTTTTAAGGTTTATTGTACTGGAGCTACATCATGGTCTAATATAGGCGCAACCGCTGGTTATCAATGCTGTGAGCTCTTTAATGAGGTGGAGGAACAAGACCATGACTAAATGTACCCCCGAAGAAATTCAGGAGCTCATAGGGCTCTATGAGGACGCCTTAGCGGATGACCTTAATTACTATGAGGACAAGTGTGAAACACTTAGTGAGCTTAGTGTCAACATGATGGAAGTCATCCAGGACTGCATGGAAGAACTGGAAGATAAGCTGATTACATTATTGTTTGAGGGCAGAAGAGCTTATAAGAAAAAGTTTGAAAAGAAAAAGGCGGCCATTAATGAAGACTAAGTATACAGTAGAGGACATACGCGCTCTTATTGAGGTCATGGAGGATGACCTTTTTGATGACTTGTTGAACCATGTAAGTCATGCACAGACCACTTCAGACATTGTAGATGGCATGGAAGAGAGCATATGGGCACAGGGTGATAAGCTTTCTGAAAAATTAATTCTTTTATTATTTCCAAACGAAAAAGGAGGAAGTACGTGACATTAAAGGCAAACGATAGGGTGATAGTGACCAGACCAGATGGCACCATTTTTAAGGGTGTCTTTGCATTTAGCACTGGCAAGAATTGTCTTGTTTATGTACATGAAGGTACATTTAAGGGCTTAGTAACCGTCTGTGAAAGCAGGGTAATAAAGGAGGCGGAGGAAGAAGAATGAGTAAAGTGGATGCCTATAATCCTGATTACTATGCCAGCATGCCCGTGCAGCCTATTATGGTTATGCATGCTTGTCTGACAAAAGAGGAGTTTATTGGCTATTTACGGGGGTGTCTTATCAAGTACCAGATGCGCAGGGGGCGTAAAGAAGATGTTGAAGACACCGATAAGAAGATTTTAAGGTACAAAAAGTGGCTCAATGAAATTACAAGGAATGGGAGTGTGACCGTATGAACCTAAAAGAACTTCTTGACCGTGTGATTGATTTAGGGGGCTATATTAACCCAGAAGACCCCGTGTACTTTATTAACGAAAAGGGGAAGGACGTGCAGATACTAAGCTCTTTTAGTCTTTCAAACGGACAGGGATTAGTTAGGAATGGCATATATTTTGTAGTAGAGGAAGTAGAGGATGTTACCAACACTAAAAATAAAGAAACTGTATGAGGGGGCAGTTATCCCCGAACATAAAAATAAACAGACAGGATGGCTGCCACTGACCATTGATGAAGATGTAGTTATCTTTAGCCAGGACATATGCGAAGTTCATACAGGTATTGCTGTCCAGATACCAGCTGGATACCATGGTGAAATTCACACCACGTCTTATTTAGGACAACATGGTATTAATCTGGCTAACAGCACAAAAATAATTGATGAAACATACATGGGTGAGGTGTGCCTACTGCTAAGGAATAGCGGGGCAGACGCCTGTCACCTGAAAAAGGGGCAAGTAATTGCTAAATTGGGTCTCATAAAAGACCCTATTTTTAATATGGCCGTTGTGGATACATTTAACAATGAAGAAGTTATGGAGGATGAAGATTAACATTATGGCAAAAAATGAATATACAAAAATTGTTACTAAAGCTGGTGAAGCTTTTTATGCACATTTAAGAGAACCCGAAACATATGAAGGAAAGGAACTGGGTTACAGCATCCAGCTGAAGCTGAATAAAGAAGATACCGATGAATTGATGGGCCAGATTGAAGCGGAACTGGAAAAAGCAAAATCAGAAATGAAGCTGAAGCCAGGCCGTAAGTGGTCTAAAGAACCCTTCATGGGCTTTAAAACAGACAAAGATGGCGATATTGTCTTTAAATTTAAGGTACCGTCTACAATTAAGACCCGTTCGGGAGAAGAACTGCCGAGAACTATTGGTGTCTTTGATGCCGCAGGAAACCCGATTAAGGGAGACAATATTGGGAATGGTTCTACTGTAAAGGTTGCAGCAACATTGATACCGTTCCATGTTTCTAATGCAGTTAATGGTGTCTCTTTGCGGCTGAATGCTGTACAGGTGCTTAACCTTATCGAATATGGCCAGGGGGGCTCTGCTAAGTCCTATGGTTTTGGTGAAGAAGATGGTTATGTTTGTGAGGAAAACACTGTGTCCGCAGACGAGAATGAAGATAACGTAGAATTGGTTGAAGGGGATTTTTAAAAGGTGAGACGTTTTTCACGAAGAGGTGGGTGGTCTAATCACATCAACAGGGGTTACAGGTCAGGGTTAGAAGATAACGTGGCCTTGCAACTACAAGATGCTAAGATTAAAGTAGAGTATGAAAAATATACGATAGATTATAGCATCCCAGAGCAGGTGCACCATTACACACCTGACTTTGTGCTGCCTAATGGTGTCATAGTGGAAACTAAAGGTATCTTTGATGTAGAAGACCGTAAGAAGCATATTTTAATTAAACAGCAACATCCGAACTTGGATATTCGGTTTGTCTTTTCATCAACTGGAACAAAAATATACAAGGGTAGCCCCACGTCTTATGCTGACTGGTGTAAGAAACATGGGTTCAAATATGCTACAAAATGGATTCCAGAAGAGTGGTGGGAAGAAGATAAAAAAGATACAGGAGGCCTCATCATGAAAAACAAAAAGTAAACAAAATGGGAAAATACGTAAAATATTTAAAACGAGAACAGACGGATTGTCTGATAATTGATAAAAGGGATGTAGAAGATAAACCCTTACAAGAGATGTTTTGTGAAATGAAAAGAAACGCACGGTTTGACACGGGTTATCATTTCATTATTCATAGAAATGGTAGTGTAGAAGAAGACCATGCTGCTGATGAGGTGGCGGGTATTCAGTTTAAGAAAAAAGCGACAGGCATTGCACTCTTAATTCCAACAGTTAGGGGGAAGATGACAGCTGCTCAAACAAAAGCTTTCAAGGCAATAGTAGCAAAATTAAAAGAGACCTATCAGGGGGTGACACAATCTTATCCCACATTTACTGATGGGTCTCTTTTAGCTATGGAGGGGTGAGAAAAATCGGTGAAATCATTAAAGCACATCTTCCTTGTCCCAATTGTGGAAGTCATGATGCTTTAGCTATCTATGATGATGGGCACACTTATTGTTATTCGTGTCATGCAACACAGCATGAAACAGCACCTAAAGAAAAGGGTGCTCTGTATGACATAGAAGACTGGCCAACTGTTCCATTAAAAAGGCGAGGGATTACTGAAAAGACATGTAGGCTCTATTCTTATAAAGCGGGGGTGCAGATGGGACAGCCCGTTCAGATAGCTTGTTATTTTAATGATAATGGTGTCTGTGTAGGGCAAAAGGTACGATATCCAGATAAGAGGTTTACCACCTTAGGTAAGATAAGTAACCGTTTCTTTGGGCAGCATTTATGGCCAGGAGGCGGGGGGAAGAAGCTGGTAGTGACAGAAGGTGAGATTGATTGCCTTACTGTGTCACAGCTGAATGGTAATAAGTACCCCGTTGTATCTATTCCTAATGGTGTCTCCTCTGCTAAGCGTGTCTTTAAAGAGAACATGGATTGGCTTAATTCCTTTGAACAAGTTATTGTCATGTTTGATATGGATGAGCCAGGGCGAAAGGCTGTAAAGGATGTTGAGGGGCTCTTACAGCCTAATAAACTTTATGTAGCCACATTGCCCCTTAAAGACCCTAATGAGTGCCTTTTAGCTGGCAGAGGACAAGAGGTTATCAAAGCTATCTGGAATGCCAAAAAGTACACCCCAGACGGCATTGTGAATGGTGCTGACCTGTGGGAAGAAGTAAGTAAGCAGGAAGACACAGAACAGGGTTTTATGTTTCCTTGGAATATCCCGCTGAATAAGATGACCTGTGGGTTACGTAAAGGAGAGCTTACTGTCTTAACGGCTGGTACGGGTGTAGGCAAAACAACTTTTGTGAGACAAGTTGCTTACGATTTGGGTGTCACAAAGGGCCTTAAGGTAGGCTTATTGATGCTTGAAGAGAACGTGAAGCGCACCGCCCGTGGTTTGATGTCTATTGCAGCATCTAAGCGGTTATATATGAATAGGCAGGGTGTCTCTGAAGAAGAGTACAAGCAGGCCTTTGATAAGACATTAGGGACTGGACACTTTATTCTATACGAGCATTTTGGGTCTTTAGATGGTGATAACTTGTTAAGCAAGATACGCTATCTGGCTGTAGGAGAGCAGTGTGATTTTATTATTCTTGACCACATCTCTATTGCTGTGTCTGGTTTGGAAGGCGACAACGAGCGAAAGCTTATTGACATCTTGATGACACAGTTACGCTCTTTAGCCGAAGAGACGGGAGTAGGTCTGATTGTAATTTCGCACCTGAAGCGTATTGATGGTATGTCACATGAAGAGGGGGCAGCAACCTCCCTTTCACAGCTGCGGGGGTCTGGAGCTATTGCACAGTTGTCCGATACCGTTATTGGCTTGGAGAGAAACCAGCAAGCAGATGGGGAACAAAGAAATAGGGTTCGTATTCGTGTCTTGAAGAACCGCTGGACAGGAGAAACAGGGATTGCGGGATACCTTTTTTATAACAAGACTACAGACCACTTGGAAGAAACTGAACCCTTAGCAGTAGAAGAAAGAGAGGAGGCAGAAGAGGATGGTAGTCCTTTTTGATTGACAATGCTTTTATTTGATATCGAAAGCAACGGGCTTTTAGAGGATATGACCGTTATTCATTGTTTATGCATCTCTGATGGACATAAAAATATTATTCGTTATGGTCCAGACACCGTGGAAAGGGGCATTAAAAGGTTACATAATGCCATTCGGTCTGGGGAGGGGGTATGTGGACACAACATCATAAATTTTGATATTCCCGCTATTCAGAAGCTTTATCCATGGTTTTCTATTGATAGGGGTCAACGAAAGAATATTGTAGACACATTGGTAATGGCACGCTTGATATATTCCAATATTGGTGAGTCTGATTATGGTCGATATCGGGCAGGTAAATTACCAGGAACATTGATTGGGTCTCATAAGCTGGCAGCATGGGGTTACCGTTTAGGTGTCCTAAAAGGTACCTATGCGGAAGACACAGAGGATGCTTGGGCTGTCTTTAATGAAGAAATGCTGGACTACAATGAACAGGATGTTGTTGTCACAGAGTGTCTATATGACAAACTTATGGAACAGAAGTATTCACAGACAGCTATAGAGCTTGAGCATAAGATAGCATGGCTTATGGCACAGCAGGAACGCAATGGTTTCCCGTTTGATGTACAGGGGGCTATAAAACTGGAGGGTGTCTTACGGGCCAGAGCAGCAGCCCTGGATGATGAAATACGGAAGATGGTACCGCCTATTCCTGATAAGGTTTTTATTCCTAAAAGGGACAATAAAACCCTTGGGTATGTGAAGGGTGTCCCTATTCAGCGTTATAAAGAGTTTAATCCCAACAGCAGACAACAGATTGAATATATTATTTGTAAACGCTATGGGTATTTACCAGACAATGTGGAACTCTATGCGGAAGATGGACGCCTTAAGATGGATGAGCAGACCTTTAAGTACCTAAAAGGTGACAAAAAAGCTCCTAAAGAAGTACAGGTGCTTGCCCCTTTATTAGAAGAACAGCTGATGATTTCAAAGCGTTTAGGGCAGCTGGCTGATGGAAGCCAGGCGTGGCTCTCCCATGTACAACCAGACGGACGCATTCATGGGCGAGTTAATCCTAATGGAGCAGTAACAGGAAGAGCGACACATTCGTCCCCTAATGTTGCCCAGGTGCCACATAACGGTGCTCCTTATGGTAAAGAATGTAGGGCGCTGTTTGGTGTACCAAAGGGGTGGATACAGGCTGGGATTGATGCATGTGGCTTAGAACTGCGGTGTCTATCCCATTTCTTATATCCCTATGATGATGGCAAGTATGCTTATGAAGTTGTTCATGGTGATATTCATACAGCGAACCAGAAAGCAGCAGGGCTGGAGAAAAGAGACACAGCGAAAACATTTATTTATGCCTATTTGTATGGGGCTGGGGACGCTAAGATTGGTAAGATTGTTGGTGGTGATGCTACAGAAGGTAAGCGTCTGAAAAAGAAGTTTTTGGCAGCAACGCCCGCCATTAAGAACCTTAGAAAGGCTATTGAGAGTGTCTTAGTTAAAGAGACATATCATGGCAAGATTACCAGGTGGAAGCGTCATTATCTAAAAGGCTTAGATGGTCGACTATTGCATGTACGGTCTATTCATTCTGCTTTAAATCTTCTGCTCCAAAGTGCAGGCGCTTTGGTTTGTAAATACTGGATAGTACGGACAGAAGAGCGGCTGCTGGACAGGGGGCTGAAGCACGGTTGGGAAGGTGATTTTGCACTGATGGCTTGGATACATGACGAGCAGCAGGTGGCCTGCCGAACCAGACAAATAGCAGAGATAGTAGTACAAGAAGCACAGCTTGCAATGAGAGATACGCAGGCATTTTTTAATTTTAGATGTCAGCTGGATACAGAAGGCATTATAGGTCATAACTGGGAGGAGTGTCATTAATATGCAGGTTGAAGAAGTGAAAGTGGGACAAAGAGTCCGTTATGTAGGGGCAATAACCGCTGTAGTGGGCCTTATAGGTACATGTGTTTATATAGATACAAACAGGTGGGTGGCGGTTGCGTTTGATAGCCCCTTAGAGGTTTTACATGCGTGTGAGGGGCACTGTAAGGATAACTACGGATGGTGGTGTAAAGCAGAGGACTTGGAACTTGCAGAAAGCGAGACAGGGGAAAACACATCGCAAAGTGTTGTACAGATAGATAACCTGAAAAGGACTATAAAGGAGCTATTTTCATTAGGGCTTTCAGGACAAGATGTGGTTGAGGTTGTTGGCGCCATTTGTAAGGCACACTTTGCAGAGGAAGGGTTGGAAAAAAGAATTGTAACCCTAAAAGAAAAGGTAGCAAGATGTCTGAATTAATACAGTTTTTAAAAGAAGTCCATATGCGTTCTCCTGCACTGCAAAGTGATTTTGCCAGGGAGAATGCCTTTTTTATTGCAGAAGCTGCCTCCCGTGGTTTGATATCCTCTGTCATTGAAAACACTGCCTGTAACTATTGGACAGTAACAGAAAAGGGGTTATCCCTGATGTCTTATGGGGGAGGTGCTTCCTTACGCTTACATTAATTTTTGATGCGGATATGCTGGTTTTTGAAAGCACATCCAGCGTAGAGACACCCGTCAACTGGGGTGGAGACCTCTGGACCCTTCATGCTAACGCTTCCGATGCAGAGGCCCAGTTTGAGGACAGGGTGGCCCTTATTGTGGACAAAGTGTTAAACCATATGGACTATGTGGGTGAATATGGGTTGATTATGTGCTTTTCAGACCCGAAGCAGAATTTCAGAAAAGAAGTTTTAAGTACCTATAAAGGGAACCGCGCAGGAAAGTTAAAGCCTGTTTGCTATGGAGCAGTACGTCAGTGGGTAGAAGACAGATATGACTGTGTCTCTTATCCGACCCTGGAAGCGGATGATTGTGTGGGGCTCCTTGCTGATAAGCATAAGGGGCATGAAGTACACATTTCGGGCGATAAAGATTTCAAGACAATCCCTGGTATCTTTTTTGATTTTCTGCATGATGAGTGGTTTGAGATTTCAGAAGAACAGGCTTATAAAAATTTCTTAGCACAGGTCATGATAGGAGATGCTGCCGATAACTATAAGGGTTGTCCTGGTATAGGCCCAAAGACAGCAGATAAAGTCTTAGAAAAATATGGGGTAGGCTGGAAGACAGTTGTTGACCAATTTAAAAAGGCAGGGTTGTCTGAAGGAGAAGCACTCCAGCAAGCACGGGTGGCGCATATTCTAAACAAAGAGGAGGAGTATGACGTATGCAAGTACAAGGTTACGTTGTGGAACCCGAACTAACCGTCTATATGGTGAAACCCAAAGACACCACATATATTTATCAAGCACTGCATGCTTTTACAGAATGTGCAATGAAAAATAAATACTGTGCACAATTTTATGCTGAAAAGAGTGCTGAAGAGGCTATGAAGGTTATGGCAGTAATGCGGTGCCTGGCAGCGTTCCTATATAAGGGAGACGTTGTGGGGTATGTGGGGTATACCATTGAGAACCCATGGTGGATGAAGCAAGAAGTTTTTAGAGAGCTTTTTGTCCTTTGTGTCAACTCCAATTTTCATGGCTTTGGGCGTGTAGCTGCAAAGTGGATGGAAGAGACAGCAAAGTTAAACCATATACCACTTTTAGAGACAGCAGCTGCTCTACCTGAAGACCCCCAGTTGGCAAAGAACCTGTATATGAAGAAGCAGGGGTTTACTTTAGAATACCCCTCCTTTGTGAAGATTTTGAAAGAGGGTAAAAGATGACAATTAATGAGGAATTGAAAACCCCCTATGTGTCTCCACAGCTGATAGAGTATCTGGATGGTGTCTTTAATACCGAAGGTTTATTGTCTGGGTTTCCTCTTACTATGGATGCCGAACGGCAGATAGGGTACTTGCAAGGCGTTGTGGCTGTAAAAGAGCATTTACGGTCTGTAGCTTTTGAAAAAGAAGAAGAGGAGGACTAATGTGCTTATGGTCTAAAGTAAGTATGCCAAAGATTAACACGGCAGGAAGAGACATTCTCCCGTATACACAGACAAAAGACCCCGACTCCCCTATCTTTGGTGGTAGTCAGGATTATAAGAAGAAAATACGGGGGGCGCAGGAATTAAAGATTGATAGAGATGAAGACGATGATGACACCCGTGGGAATTATGGTACGGGCTGGGTTTTATAAAGCAGAAAGGAGACTTAATGGGTAGAGTAGGTAAAGCAGTAGGACGAGTATTAAAGCACGCTGTACGGGGTGTAGGTAAGGTTGTTGGTGGGGTTACTGGTGGTTTGTTTGGTAGACAGAAACAGCCAGATATTAATGTAGAGCAGCCAGCACAGGCAGCCGCTCCTGCAGCACAGGAAAGCGGGCAGACAGATGTAAACATTGATACTGCGGCAGATAAAAAGAAAAGAAAAGCAAAGGGCAAGAAAGGCCTGATGATTAATGCAGGCGCCAACGCTTCAGGTGGTACCACAGGAACAGGGTTGAATATCTAATGGCAGAGATACAACGGACAGAAACAGCAAAAGCTCTTTATGAGCGCTTAGTGTCTGAAAGGTCTCCATATGTAACCAGGGCGGAAGAGTGTGCAAAGTATACGATACCTTCCTTGTTCCCCAAAACGGGAGCGGGGGCGTCTACAACATTTGACACACCGTACCAGTCTGTAGGGGCACGAGGGGTAAATAATTTAGCATCTAAATTGATGTTAGCTTTGTTTCCTCCTAATGCCCCCTTTTTTAGGCTGTCTCCAGGCCAGGAAGCACAAAAAGACCTGGAAGCAAAGCCTGAATTAAAGACACGGGTAGAACAGGTGCTAATGCAGAAGGAGCACCAGCTGGCGGACTATGGAGAGACACATCAGTACAGAGTGACCCTTGCCGAAGCCATAAAGGTACTTATTGTTACAGGTAATGACTTGTTGTTCCTCCCCCCAAAAGAAGAGGGGATGAAGTTGTATAAACTTAACTCTTATGTGGTACAGCGTGATGCCTTAGGGAATGTTATACAGCTTGTTACTTTAGATAAGATAGCCTATGCCGCCCTCCCAGATGACATTCAGTCCTTGGTGGACGGAAAGGGGCAGACAAAGAAGCCAGAAGATATCATTGAGGTTTACACACATGTTTACCGTGAAGATGATAAATTTTTGTCTTATCAGGAAGTAGATGGACAGACAGTTCCTGGTTCAGAGCAGTCTTTTCCATTATTAAAGACCCCCTGGATACCATTGCGCATGGTAAAGGTAGATGGGGAGTCTTATGGACGGTCTTTCGTGGAAGAGTATTTAGGGGACTTGAAGTCTCTTGAAGGGCTTTCTAAGGCCATTGTGGAGACAGCAGCCATTGCGGCAAATGTCTTGTTCTTGGTAAATCCCAATGGAATTACAAGGCCATATAAACTGTCTAAGGCACAGAGTGGTGAGTTTGTACCAGGCAGGAAAGAAGACATTCATGCTCTACAGCTGGAGAAATATGCAGATTTGCAGGTAGTTAATGCTACTATCCAGAATATTGAGTCGAGATTGTCTTATGCCTTTATGCTAAATAGTGCTGTACAGCGAAATGGGGAGCGTGTCACTGCTGAAGAAATTCGATATGTAGCATCTGAACTGGAAGACACCCTTGGTGGTGTCTATTCTATTTTGTCTCAAGAGCTCCAGTTGCCCCTGGTAAGGCGCATGTTGGCACAACTGGCTGCAACAGGACAGATGCCTGATTTACCAGAAGACCTGGTAGAACCCACGATTACTACAGGGTTAGAAGCCCTTGGACGTGGGCATGATTTAAATAAGCTGACAACATTTATGCAGCTGATTGCCCAAAACCCCGAACAGGCAAAAGCCATTAAGTGGAATGAAATGACCCTTATGGAAGCCAATGCACTTGGTCTGGATGTGTCTGGTTTAGTCAAGACTGAAGAAGAAATGCAGCAGGAATTACAACAGCAGCAGATGGCCGAGATGGCTACAAGAGCAGCCCCACAGATGGCACAGGGGGTAATGAATAACGGACAGCAACAAGGAGGTTAAAAATGGATAACGATAATACCGTCCAGGTGGCGGATAGTGACAATGGGTCTCTTTATGGCCCTAATGCGGTCACAGGGGGCGCAGAAGATGCCCTTAAAGGACACGAAGATGTAGAAATTAAGACATCGGATACAAAGAATGTCTCCGTTAAAGAAACGGATGATGAAGGCAACAAAAAGGAAGTAAAAAAAGAAGCTGACAAAGAGGATACCAAAAAGTCTCCAAAAGGTGACAAAAAGGACCCTAAAGAGAAAACAGTTGAGCAGCGCATTACAGACCAGAAACAGGCAGAAGAAGATGTCATTAAAGACCTAACTGCTAAAGGGGTTGATTTTGATGGAATGTCTAAAGAGTATGAAGACAACGGTGAACTGTCTGAAGACAGCTATAAAGCCCTGGAGAAAGCTGGGTATCCGAAAAGTGTTGTGGATGCTTACATTGCTGGTTTGGAAGCAACGGTAACGGCATATAGGGATGCTGTCTTTGAAGCCGCAGGCGGTGAAGATGAATATGACCGCATTGTGGCCTATGTAGGCGGACTGTCTGATGCACAGATTAATGCGTTTAATCATGCGATTGATGCAGGAGATGTGACACAGCTGTCCGTCATGTTTGAGGGGTATAAAGCACAAATGGAGCAGAAGTATGGTACAGCGAACCGTACTGTTCTGGGTGGTGGTAATTCTGGAAAGGCGCAGGCGGGATATGCATCGAAAGCAGAGATGGTAAAAGCAATGAGAGACCCCCGCTATACCAGAGATAAAGCATACACAGAAGAAGTACAGCGCAAGACCATGCATTCAAACTTCATTGGCTAATACTATATTTATTTTGATTTAGGAGCATATTGCTCCTCTTTTTTATTGTAAAGGAGAATATTTAATTGCCGAACGTAACTGTAGCAGAACCTGGTAAAGTCCAGGGAGGGACAGACTCCCTTGAAATGTACCTGAAGGTATTTGCAGGAGAAACGATTACAGCTTTTGAGAGAGCTTCCGTAACTAACGGGAGACACATTTTGAGAACGATTTCCAGCGGAAAATCGGCACAATTTCCTGTGTTTGGGCGGGCATCCGCTGACTACCTGAAAGCTGGTAAGTCTCTGGATGATATTCGTAAAAACATTCCTGGGGCTGAAAAGAACATTCTGATTGATGGCCTTTTGACCACCTCCCAGATGATTACGGACATTGATGAAGCCATGAAGCACTATGATGTCCGCAGCGAATACTCCAGACAGATGGGTGAAGCCCTGGCGATGGCCGCAGATGGGGCTGTCCTTGCAGAAGCCGCTAAGATGGTGGTAGCCAACAAGGAGAACATCACTGGTCTGGGTAAAGGGGAGATTATGCAGCTGACCACAGCAGCAGACATCACAGAAGCCTTTGGTAAGGAACTGGTGTCTTCTCTTTTGCACGTCAAAGCGAAGATGTCTCAGAACTATGTTCCTGCATCTGACCGCTATGTGTTCATGACCCCTGTGGGCGTAAATGCCCTTGTTGCGTCCCTTGTGGCCATTAATCGTGACTATGGGGCAGTAGCAACCATTACGGAAGGAAATGTCCTCCGTGTGGCTGGTTTTGACATTATTGAAACCCCGCACCTTACGGCTGGTGGAGCAGCAAAGAATGATGGTGTACTCCAGGGAGACGGCCATGTATTCCCCGCAGCTTATGCAGCTAAGGCGGTTTACATTGCTATGCACCGTTCCGCAGTGGGCACCGTTAAGCTGAAAGACCTTGCACTGGAAAAAGCACGCCGTGCTGAATACCAGGCAGACATGCTTGTAGCATCCTATGCTATGGGTCATGGTGGTCTTCGGCCTGAAGCGGTCTTCATGGGCGCAACGAAGTAAGACACAGGTAACAGGAGGGAGCCTTAAATCCCTCCATTATAGGCCAGTAGTTTAATGGAAAAATGGTGGTCTCCAAAACCATAAGATGTGGGTTCGAGTCCTACCTGGCCTGCCATATTTAAAAGAAAAGGAGCAATAGATGACAGAATTAGATGCTGTAAATGAAATGTTAGGTGTCATTGGGGAACCCCCTGTGAACACATTGGAAGTAATTGAAAACGTTGATGTAGCAAATGCCTTGCGTATCTTACACAAGACAAGCCGCTATGTGCAGTCAAAGGGGTGGGCCTGGAATACATGGGCATCTTATCTTTTTAATCCTGATGTCTATACAAATAAAATCAGGTGGTCTGATAATATTTTATTCTTGGTAGGGACAGACGGAACTAAATATGTGCAGCGTGATGGGTATGTTTTTGATGTGGACAATCAGACAGATATATTTGAACAGCCTATAGAAACCACGGTAGTCCTTTATATTGACATCGAGAGCCTACTTGACCCTATTGCACACTATATTGTAGCTAAAGCATCCCGAAAGTTTCAAAATGAGACATTAGGAGATGACAGCTTAGATAATTCTTTAGGGGAAGCAGAACAGGAAGCATGGGTGGCGTTGCAGGAATACGAGATGCAGATAGGTACCTATAATGCCAATAGAATGACCTATGTACAGCAGTTACAGGGGAGGTAAGATGAGTAGAATATCACAGACAGTAAAGAACCTGGTAGCGGGTATTTCACAGCAGCCAGCATTATTGCGTCTCCCCGAACAATTAGAGACACAGGTAAATGGTTTTTCTACTGAAGCTTCTGGGCTGCAGAAAAGACCACCTACATGCTATATTGCTGACTTAGGTATCCCTTTTGCTAACCCAGAGCCCCTGGTACACATTGCAAACCGTGATGAAGATGAGCGGTACATGATGATATTTGATGGTACAGGGGTGTCTATTTATGACCTTCAGGGACACAAGAAGACAGTCAAGTATGAGGGGAACGCACAGCAGTATTTAACGGTGTCTAAACCCCGTACACAGTTGCGATTGGTCACTATTGCGGATTATACATTTATTGTTAATAGGAACTTTAAAGTGACAATGAGTAACAAAAAGGTATCTTCAACATGGGATGACCATGCTTGTCTCATAAATGTTAAATCGGGGCAATATGGGCGCACCTATACCATTTTTATTAATGGAGAAAATGTTGCGTCTTTTACAACACCTAATGGGGATAATGCAGAGGATGCAAAGAAGATAGATACCAATTTTATTCGAGACCGTTTAGCAGAAAAGGCACGAGAAAAAGGATGGCAGACACAGTTGGTAAACTCTGCATTTTACATGAGAAAAGAAGATATACACATAAATTCTTGTTCATGTGATGACGGCTTTAATGGTAATGCCCTATTTGCTATTTTTCATTCAGTACAGAAGTTTACAAATTTACCAGTGACAGCTGTACAGGGATATACGGTGAAGGTTATTGGGAACAGCGGCTCTGATGCAGATGATTATTATGTATCATATGACGCAACCGATAATGTATGGAAAGAATGTGCAAGACCTGGCATACTTGCAGGCTTTAATAATTCAACGATGCCACATACACTGGTCAGAAACGCAGATGGGTCCTTTACCATTAAAGGGGTTTCATGGGATGAGAGAAAATCAGGTGATGATGACTCAAACCCCCACCCATCTTTTGTAAACAACAATATTAACGATATCTTTTTATTTAGAAACAGGCTTGGTGTCTTATCTGGAGAAAATGTTATCTTGTCACGTTCTGCCTCCTTTTTTGACTTTTGGGGGGCATCAGCAGTAGAAGTACAGGATACGGACCCCATTGATTTAGCGGTGTCTGATAACCAGGTGTCCATTTTGTACCATGCGGTACCCTTTTCAACAGACCTGGTGTTATTCTCACAAAACTCACAATTCATTTTGTCTGTAGATGGCGTCTTATCCCCACAGAATGCTTCCGTGCCACATACCACATCCTTTGCATGTGATGTGGCGGTTGCCCCAAAAACAGTGGGGAGACGCATTTACTTTATTGTAAAAAGAGCGCTATACTCCAGCGTAAGAGAATACTATACAATGGACGACACCCGTGGGACTAAAGACGCACAGGACATTACATCACATATCCCATCATTATTAAAGAATGGTATTTATGATATTTATTCTTGTGGTAATGAAAATATTGTATTACTGCCGTCTGTGGGGGACACCTCAAAATTATATGTATATAAATTCCTCTTTGCAGACGATGAACGATTACAGTCTTCTTGGTCTTATTGGGAATTTGATAAGGCTGCTGTTTTGGGTGGGGGCTTTATTGGTTCCGAACTATATTTATTGCTAAATAGAAATAATAGGTTGTTTTTGGAAAAAATCACATTTACTTACAATACAAAGGATTATGAAGATGAACCTTATAGGGTCTTTTTGGACAGAAAGGCAATTACTGCCCCCATTCCAGCAGCAAACTATGATGACATTAATCATCAGACTGTTTTGCACCTTGGGGCTTCTTATAACCATGCTGTGCCTGATGGTACTTACTATGGCGTAGTAACCCCCGATAAGCATTATTTTGAGTTTTCCGCAGAAGACGTAAAGGCAGATAAATGTTACCTTCATGGGAACTATGTGGGACAAAAGGTGACAATAGGACAGGTTTACACCTTTAGAATTGATTTTTCTACTATTTACGTCAAGCGTAAAACAGATGCAGGGGTTGTTGCTGATGATGAGGGACGTCTCCAGTTGACCAATGCAAAGATAAACTTTGAAGAGACGGGAGTATTTGAAGTTAAGGTGTCTCATAAAGACAACAGGGCAGACAATAAATATTATCATACAGGGCGTGTCTTAGGGCAGGCTGCAAACAAACTGGGCATCATCCCGTTAGAGACAGGGGCGATGCTTTTTCCAATTATGTCTGTCAATTCAAATTGTATTATTTCAATTAGTTCCAGGGCGCCTACACCTGTTTCCTTAATGGAATGGACGTGGTCTGGGAATTATCAGAAAAGGACACATAGTATATGATAGCTATTATGCCAGCAACGAAAGAACAGCTGCATTATTTTGCACAACATATCCGAAAAGCGGATGCTAAAGAAGTTTTTCATGCTACGGGAATTTATGATAGGACACATCTTTATGCCACTTTATGTCACTTAAAGGGTGTTATGGCTGTTACATTATCTGATAATTCTTTGCTGGGTATTGGTGGAATAGAGCCGCTGAATGAAGACACAGCAAAAGTATGGTTATTACTGACTACAAACGTAGAGAAGCATAAAATAGAATTTATCAGGTGGTCTAAAGGTTTTAAAGAGGTTCTTTTACAGCACTACAGAGTAATTACAAATGTGGTGTGGTTATGCAATTATACACATGTGGTCTATTTGAATTACTTAGGGGCCCGTTGGAGGCGCTTAAAGGGCAATTGGGGTACATTTACAATTACACGAGAAGAGAAGGTGAAAGATACAGATGTGCACATGGGCAGTCGCAGGACAGATGGCCTTACAAGCCTGGGGCATACGACAAAGGAATAAAGCAGCCGCACAGGCCGCAAACATGAAGATGACAGGCGCTGTGCAGGAAATGAACTATGCTTTTCAAAACTATGAACAGGAAAGGCGGGACTCTTATGAAGCGGCTGTTAATGATATTATAAAAACCCGTATTAATCAAATGCAGTTAAATTCTTCTGTCCAGGCGGCTATTGCAGAAGGCATGGCTGGAGGTGGAAGGACAGCTGACCGCTTGATTAGGGCAGGTGAAGCAGACACAGCCAGAGCCGTTGGGTCTATTCAGGATAACTATAGCCGCAAGAGTAATGAGATTGACTTGAATAAAGAAACCACGGCTTTGTCTACTAAAGAATATATTGCTAACACCTATGCACAGGCTAAGCCCGATAAGATAGGTGATTTAATGTCCTTAGCCGCTACAGGCCTAAAGGGGTATGCAGCAAAGAAAGAAGCCGCAGCAACAAGTAATTATCGTAGAAATGTTACTGTGTCTCCTATTGAGACCACAAGGAACGCATTAGGTAACGATAGGGGCTGGGGTGATTATACAGGCTATAAATTGAAGACAAAGAGACAAAATGATTATAACCTTGCGTGGGAACCAAAATATTCCAATTCACGCTTTAGGACTATGAACAGATTAAGGGAGGGGGTCTAAGATGCCAACAAACATAGCAAATGCTATTGGAACACAGCGGCAGTTTACTAAGCAGCCTGTAGCTACATATGTTTCACGTTTAAATCCATTGCAGTCTTCCTCCCGTTATATAGATGCCCAGGCTATGCCAGGAAATCGTTTAGCCCGTTCCTTAGGTATCTTTGGGGATGCTGTAGAGTCTTATATATCAGAAAGGGACAAACAGAAACAATTAGATGCAAACAAAGTTGAGGCACTCTTAGGTGCTACAGACCCAAAATCATGGGCAACAGCCACCTCTGCACAGCTTTTGGCACAATATGGCCAGTATCAACTGGCAGACAACCCATATGCAGTGGCTTATATTGATAAGATGCGTGGAAAGCATATGGCTATGTTGGCCGACCAGGAATATGCAAAACTGCGAGAAGAACAGGGAGAGCTCCCCACAGCAATGGAAGAAGCAGAGCGCTATTACTCCTTTAAGCAGTCTTATTATCAGGACATGAAAGATAAGCTGCCCTTTGAAGTTAATATGGATAGCCTTGATGAAGGCTTTTATGAAAGTTATGAAAAGGGGCTGGTACAAAGCATCAGCTTGCAGGGTGCCCAGCGTTCAGCTAATTACAAAGCAGAGCGTGATGGGGGCTTTCAGGTGGCATTAGGGGATTTAACTCATCAGATGTCTTTGGGAATGTCTAATGAAGATGCTACAGCAGCAGCTACCCAGAAGTTTTTAGCTATGGCTCTTAATGGTTATCAACCATCCGAGTCTATTAAAATGGCCGAAGGCTTACTGAAACAGGCAGCCCGTGATGTGGGGTCTCCTGATAAGATACAGGCACTGGGAGAAGCAACCCTGTATAGAGACCCAGAAACACTGGCTGATGTCAAAGTAAAAGACAAGATTGATTTACAAGACTATTTAGTCATGGCGGGGCAGTCTTCTTTTAATAAGATGAATAAATGGTCTATTGATAAGACCTCTGAAATTGATAAATTAAAAGCAGCGGGGGATACAGCGGGTCTCCAAGCTTATGCAGAAAAGCTACAAAAAGACAGCCCCCAGGGGTATTTAACATTGGAGTCCTATATCCGCAGAGCCATGGATGCTGCCCCTGAAATAAAAGCACGTTTATTGGAAAAAGAAGCAAGGAACCATGCAAAACAGGTAAATGCAGACATAGGCGTCCGAACAGCTAAAAAGGCTATTTATACCTTATTGTCTGGCGGCAGGGCGGCTCTTGGTAATAATCTGACTGTACAGCAGTATGATGAGACAGGAAACATTGTTACAAAGACAGTCTCAAAAGATGACCAGAACAGGGCAGCAGAAGAGGTATATATGGAACTCATGCAGTCTTCCGCAGACCCCGCTGTAAAAGCAAGACAAATGATGGCTGTCTTAGACTTTGCGCCTCATGGTGCCCTTGCAGAAGGCATAAAGAACCAGGTGCATGAAGCCTTGATACATCCATCAGCATCTGCTTTGAATGATGCCTTTTCAAAGAGCTTTGGCGGTATAACAACAGGTCTTCATATGCTGGCAGCAGACACACCACGGTTTATGTCTATCTTTGGTGATGAAGACACAGCTAAAATTCAAACATTACAGATGTTAATGGACATGAACCCAGACCCATTGAATGTAGAACAGCCTTTGGCTATGTTCATTAATGGGGCAGAAAAGCTGGCAGATAAGGTACAGAGGCAGCTATTTGAAGATGACTATATTAATATGGCTAATAATAATGCTGTAGAAACTTTAGATTATTCTACAGAGGACAATGAGAGCGTTAAGGCAGACAGGGCGTACCTTGATGACCCCTTAGTGCAGCCTTTAGCGCACAATTTGTTCCTTTATGCCCGTGCATGTGGTATGGATGAAGACACAGCAACCCAGCAGGTCAATGATACAGTATCAAGAGTATTTATGACCTATAAGGGACATATTTTGCCTAAAGCGTTCTTTTCGGACATTTCGGCAGATGACAAGCTGGGTGCAGGTGCTGCCACCATGAATTGGCTAAGGCATAAGACAGCTATCAATAATGCTGCATGGGGTGTAGAAGAAGACAATTTGTACTTTGAATACAGCCGCTGGGACCATACGTTGGTCTTAAGGTCTACAAATTGGGCGCAACCCGTAGCTGCCTATACCAAAGCACAGTTTACAGAGCAGTCCAATATTATGTCTGATGAATTAGCCAGCGGTAATGAAACAGGGGCAGCTATTATAGATAGTGAAACAAATACAGATGATACGTCAGATGATAATGATAGTATCACTGATGATATTTTAGATAGGTTTAAGGGAATTATAGATTGATAAGGAGGTGTCTAAGTGCCAGGTGATATGAAACCCTATATGGATTTGGCGGAGATAGCTGCACAGGAATTTCAAAATAAGACAGGTAGATATCTTGACCCTAATCTGATATGGGCACAATGGTACCATGAGACAGGTGGCTTTACGTCTGAACTCTTCCGAACAGGAAACAATTTAGGGGGCTTTACAACCACTGAAGATATGGGGGATGACTGGAGGCAGCCTGATGGAGACCTCTGGTATAAACCTTTTTCTTCCAGAGAAGATGGGGCAAGATTTGCTGGTGCTTATCTGGCAAATTATGTCGAGAACGGTATTGCAGATGCAACAGACCCTGTATCTTATGCACAAGCATTAAAGAATGGTGGTTACTATGGGGCGTCTGTAGAAGAATATGCTTCAGGGTTGACCAGTGCTTTAGGTGTGTCTCCTGATTTTCAGGTGTTTGAAGAGGCGCACCCAATAGGGCCTTGGGGAGAGATACCCGCACCTATTCCTGAAGACAACCGCCATCCGTCTTACTTTGAAAGAACATGGGAAGAAACAAAAGATAAATTTATTGATAATGCAGTCGATGATGGTGCATGGGCTGTCTTAAGAAACCTTTGGGCAAACATAAATGCATCAGGAGTGTCCCACTTTCTGGATACATATAATCCATCTCAAGAAGAAGTAGAGATGGTTAAAAGAGAACTGCCAGATACAGATACCCAAGGTAACAAGATAGCGGGAGCGTTAGCGGCACAGGAATATGTCTTAACACATGCATCCAGTGCAGAAGCCTTACAAGAGCTCCTCCACATGAAGCAAGAGGACATGCAGAGGAGGGCACGTGTTTCCCAGATGGAATATGGACTATCTACATTGGGCTCTGTGGTGGGGGCTTTATTTGACCCTGTGACTATTGTAGCTGCGGGTGTCTCTGGTGGTACAGCCTTACTGGCAAAAGCTGGTAAGGTAGCTGCTTTAACTAAAAAGATTTCACTTTTAAAGAAACAAATGCGGGTGTCTTCGGCTATTACAGGTATGGATAATTTTGCCATTCAGTGTGGCACGAAAGTTGCTTTAGGCTCCGCAGTGGCTACAACAAACCGTTGGGCAGCAAAGAATTATGGTGGCTGGGAACCAGACTATGCTTCTGCTGCTTTCCTTGGTGGGGCCATTGGGGGCACTATAGGTCTTGCAGGGCGTTTGCGTAAAGCAGGTGTCCGTGGTAAGAAGATTAACGCCCTTGAAGACACCATAGAGCAGACTAAGAGAACCATAGTGGCACAGGCAGAGGATTATGTCTCCCCTATGTCACATAAAGGGCAAGTAGTAGACTACCTGTCCAAAGTAAATCAGAGGCGGCTGGCAGATGGCAGCAAAGAGGCACAGGAACTCATGGATGCTAATAAGCTCTTTATTGTGTCCAGAGAGCATGCAGAGAAGTTGGCTGCCTACAATGGTATTTCTTTAGACAAGAAAGCAGCGGCCTTTACTGATAAGGCATCAGGGGTGTCTGTTCTATTGTCCGATAAGGTGACACCTAAGAACATTAAGGGCTTAGTGGCACATGAAGTTGGTGTACATCAGGGCTTACAGCATATAATGCCCGAAAGTTCTTATAAACAGGTATTAAATACTGTACAGCAAAAGATGCAGACCTCAAAAAATCCCGCATGGCAAATGGCAGCTAAACAGGCAAACAGCCCTGAAGAGGCATTGGCCTATTGGGTAGAACATTCTTTTAATAAGAAGGAGAAGTTTTGGCAACGCCTTAAAAAGAACATTATTAATAAAGACACAACGGATGAAGAATTAAAAGACCTGATAATTCGTGGTGTTCAAAATGAAATTAATAATAAGCAGGTAGCTACGCCACTGGCTGATGGTTCTAATGTAGTCATGGATATTCATTATTCCAAAGACAACATGCTAACCCCTGTTCATGAAACCTTTATGGATACTAAAGGGGCTGTGGCTAAAGAAAATAAACACTGGTACCTTGATTTTCTGGGTCTTCATTTTTCTCCAGGAGAATGGTTAGAGGCGGGCTGGCTTCCTGGCACTCTTTACGGTAAGTTGTCTTCTTCCCGTCTACCACGGTTAAGAGAGGCAGCAAATATCCTTTTACATGATGCACAAATGCGTGGGCATGAAAAATATGGTATGACACAATCAACAGAGGACATTAAACGGTTTATGCAAGACCGCTGGCTGTCTATGTATAATGATTTTATGGATGACCGCATAAAATATACGGTGAAAACGTATGGCCATGTGGGGGCATTAAGAAATAAATATATCAATAAAGTAAATGAGGACATTGTTAAATGTTACAATTTACTCAATGAAAACTGTGCTGCCTTAGGTAAAACAGACACCTTATCTAAATACCCCACTGAAATTGTGTCTTTAGCAAGGCGCATGAAAGCCCTTCGCAAAGATATGATGGAATTTGGGGCAGCGGAAGGTGAAAAGTTAGGTGGACGAAAAGGTACAGGAGCATATCTTAGTCATGACGGTCTCTTTAATGATGATGAGTTTTACCGTATTGTAGACATGGATAAGATGTATGACTACGTAGGGGCACATTATTATGGGGGCGCTAAAGGCTGGGATAAATTTCAGGATATGCTTACGGATTATGCAAGGCGCAACGCAAACAGAAAGGTCATTCGAGAGCAGCTGGAGCATAAAGCCAAACAAGACTTTGATATTGCAAGGCTTCAATATAACAGCAAACCTCATGGGCCTAAAGACGTCCCACCTGTTAAGACAGACGTAACCGATGAAGCCGTGGATGCCTGGATAGAGGAAAATGCTAAGGACTGGGCCTTTGGTATTCGAGATAGGCACATGTCTGATATGGAGTTTATGGATGGCGATGTGTCTACTTTTAGAGACAGCATGGCCTCCTTTAATCACCGTTTTCCTATGGATACATCCGCTGAAATGGATATTGGTAACGGTGTTACCTTCTGTTTTGACCGTGACATGCGTGATTTTGATATAGACAAAATTATGCCACAGATGATAAACAGAATGTCTGGTGATGTTGCTCTTCATGCAACCTTTGGGGAAGGTGGTACCAAAGATTTTCTGGATACCTGCGCCCAAGAATTAGAAAAGAGCAAACATATCTTGGGCAAAGGTGGTGCAGAGAGACAGAAAGATGCATTAAGACGTTCCATCCAGATGATAAGAGGTGTGGGTGATTATAATACAGCCGACATGAAAAACATGAACTTGCTATCCAATATGATACGTAAGCACTCTTATGCAAACGTAGGTGGTAACATGACCTTTGCACAGACAGGTGAAATTGGGTCTATGGTTGCTTACAGCGGCTTTCATTCTTTGCTGTCTGGTATTCCTGTCTTTGGTAAAACACTGGCCAGAGGCTGGCGACACATGTCTAATGGAGAACTGGCGTCTATAGCCGAAGCAGCCGAAAAGCATCTAAAGGGAGAGTCTATTGCGACCAAAGCATGGCATATGAGCTCCTCTATGACTAACCGTGCCTTTAGCCAGACCATGGCACATAATGATGATGGTTCACGTACCTTATTGTCCACAGTGGCCGATAGTGCTTACAAATGGACACATAGAGAGTCTTTATTGACCTCTACTGTAAACCAGATGACAAAGCTGACAGACGCTATGGAACAGGAGTCCCGCATTAGTGCCATTACAGACCTTATAGACTGGGCAAATGGTAAAACATTTAGTGCCTTTAGGAACCCCGTAAGCGCAAAGAAACTGAAAGCAGCAGGTGTGTCTGATACGGTTAGCATGAAACGGGATATAAAGAAATACCTGGATGTTCCACAAGACCAGGTAGCAGCTTCAATGGACAAATGGATGCAGGAGTCTCCTGATACGTTTACATTATGGAGACAGCTGGTTAGAAATCAATCATTGCGGTCTATACAGCAGCAAACTATAGGGAACACTGGGTACCTTAAAGATGCTAATTGGTTTACTAAACTGTTCTTCCAGTTCAAGGATTTCACGTTCAGAACAATAAATGGGCAAATGATGAGGGCCTTACAGTCCCATGAAGTGGACGATGGGATGGCATTAATGTTCTCTATGGGCACAAATGCTATGACTTACTATGGCTTGACAGTAGCCAGAGGGTATGCTATGTACCCTAATGACCAGGCAAAGAGGGAAGCATTCTTTGATAGAAACCTTACCGCACAGCGCTTAGCTTTGGCGGGGTTGACAAGAGCATCCTTTATGTCTATTCTGTCTGTAGGCACCGATGTCGCAGAAATGACTACAGGCTTCCAGGGCTTTAGAACTACAGTAGATAATACCTACAAAAAACCATATTCGGATATGTCAGTAGGCGGAAAGGCCGGGAAGTTTTTTGGGCAGGCACCTGCTGCGGGTGTTATCGACAAGACCACATATGGGACAATAGGTGCTTATAATCTGGCAACACACCAGGGAGACACAAGAGATTTTGATAATCTCATGCGGTCTTTGCCGTTAGGCTCCTGGTGGGCTATGGTAGGTGTGTCTTCATTAATAAAGGATAATCTGAATTTGAAGAAACCCAGACCTAAGAAGGTAGCCCCGAAGAAACGGGAACATAAACAGAAAGGTCTTTTAGAAAAGCTAACAGGAGGCTAAAAGTGCATAAAGGGTATACGGGAGAATGGGATAATAACTGGGATTACTTATCTCCAGAAGAACAGAAAATACGTAGCCGTATTTACGACACCATTCATAATGAGAGCGAACTCTTCCAATATTATTCTTTACAAGAGAAAATATGGGTAATTGTACGGGGCTTTTTAGCTTTTTATGGCATTGCGGCTATCGTTGTACAGATATTAAATTAATAGAGAAACAATGCGAGGGTCTTAATGGCCCTCTATTTTTTTTTGTATGAGAAAGGAGCCCTATGGCTGACGAAAGAAAAACACAAGTGACATACCAGGGCAATGGAACACAACGGGTCTATTCTTTTTCGTTTGATTATCTTCGTAAGGCTTTTGTGAAAGTACGTTTGGTAGATAATGAGACACGAAAAGAACTGGTACAGGGAACAGAGTACACTGTAACAAATAAACAAATTACCCTGGCGTCTCCTACTAACCTGAAGATAGAAATTGTACGGCAAACCACTACACAGCCTCTGGTAGCTTGGAAAGATGCGTCTGTGCTAAAAGCAGTCGATATGTCTGTACAAGAAGTACAGCTTCTGCATTTGGCAGAAGAAACCAGAGATGAAGTACGTGATGGGGGTATGGCTTTGTCTGAAGCAGCACACGCGTGGGATGCACGTATGCATCGAATTATCAATGTATTAGACCCTAAGAAACCCACAGATGCAGTTACCTTGCATTATATTACAGCCACTAAAACATCTTTGCTGAATGAGTTACAGACAAAAGGCACAGAACAGGTAACAACTATTACGCAAACAGGAAACACGTATGTGAACCGTTTAAATGACCTCAAAAAGGCAGCAGAGACAGCTGCTACAACGGCGGAGAGGTCTAATAAACAAGCGGCCTCCCACAAGACGGCTTCTCAATCTTGGGCTATAGGTACAGTATCTCCAGACGGACAAGCAGATGCGGAGTCTCCAACAGGTAAAACGCAGTCCAGCCGTTCATGGGCTTTAATTGCAAAAGACCTGTGGTCTCAATGCGTCTCTGTGCTAAATGAAGTAAAAAACCACATGCAGACTGCAATCAATAAAGCCAGAGAGGCAACTACAGCAGCCCAACAGGCAAAGACATCCCAAACAGTAGCGCAACAACAAGCTACGGTAGCAACTACGCAAGCAGCACAAGCAACACAAGCTGCACAAGACGCAGCGCAAAGTGCACAAAACGCAGCCACATGGAACCCCGCTGCCTATGATAATAGACAGGTTAGTGAACAAAAATATTTGAAAAAAACAGGTGGAGTAATGACAGGGGCTATTACAGCCACCCCCCGTTCTTCCTTTGTTCAGGGCAGAGATAGGGCGGCATTACAGATAACACGCCAGAAAAATACTGATTATTGCCCTGTAATGAGTGTTAAAACGCCTCAAGGTTCATGGGAGATAGGTGCATATGATGATGAAAAGCTCTTTTTTATATATGTTAAGGATAGTGATTATGCTGCACTCAATTATCAGGAAGCCACACGCTTTCGCTTATCACCTGACGGACATATTGTGTTTCCAAACGGTGCCGAGTTGTGGATAGAGTGAGGGATGTATGAGTAAATCAACACATGTACTCAATATAAAAAAAGAAAACACTGTATATAAGGTGGACATGTATACACAGAAAGAAGAGTGTAACACAGGAAACCGCTGGGTAACTGCAAACGTGGAAAATCAAACAGTGTTTATGTCTCTTACACCCTATTTAGGAGAAAGAGCCGCAGGAGGAAGCACACCTGTACGCATTCTAAAAAATAATACAGTATATCAACTGGTACAACATGGAGAGTTTTATTTAAAAATACAGCAAAGCCCTAATCAGACAATTACATTACATGTTGGGGGACAAAGCTGGACAGATGAAAATGAGCATTGGTTCCCTTATGGGACACCATGGACAGCTACAATAGTAGGGCATGATGGCTATAATCCTGGGGCATTAAATGTCTCTTCAGGGACATTAACGGACAATAATGTGACAGTAACTGCTACTGGTGCTACGGTTGCTTATGTTTCTTGTACTATGAAAGTTTCTAAGCACAAAACAACATATATTTGCACGGAGTTTACCCCCAGTACCATAAAGGGCATTCAGTTTAATCGTTTAACAACTGCAAAAGATGTACACAGTTTAGATGTATTGGTTACAAATGGGGCAGGACGCCGTGCAATAATGCTTATTGGGGGCATATCGTTAGATATGACGTTTCCAAGTGATGGGTACTGGATAGCTCCTTATAGGCAAGACTTGGTAGACTATTTATATTCATATATAGGGCAAACAGTACCCATACAAATATTGGTGTATTAAGGAGGAACAAATGCGATATCACGATATGCTTACTTTTTGGTTTTTATTTTTATGCTTGCTTTTTGCATCCAGGTTGGTGGTGAAATTTTGAGAACAGAAACATTTAGAAATGATGTTATAAAGGTTACGCCCTCGGCAGGTGTGACCTTTTCGACTTTTATGGGTTTTTCTTGGAATGAGTGGGTCTACATACTGACCTGCATTTATACAGTAATTCAAATAGGTTGGCTGCTATACAAGATGTATAAAGCCATTAAAGAAGAAAGGAGACATGCATGACACCTGATGAATTTATTAATTGGTTAGGGCCTAAAGCGGCCGCAGTGGCACATAAATGGAACCTTCCTGCATCCGTATTGATTGCACAGGGGGCTCTGGAGAGTGGCTGGGGGCGGTATGTGATTGGTGATTACAACATCTTTGGCCGTAAGTGGAACGGAACAGGCCCTTATATTGTCACAGAGACACAAGAGTGGTCCGATACATATGGCTACTATACCATTGAAGACCGCTTCCAGGATTACAATTCTTTGGAAGAAGCTTGCGAAGATTGGTGTATTTTGATGGCTGAAGAACCTGCATATGCGGAAGCATGGCAAATCTGGAGCAACACCTTTGATGTAGCCTCCTTTGTCTATGCTATGGGTAGTGTCTATGCAACCGACCCTGACTATGCAAATAAAGTTTTGTCTATTATTGATGCAAATACACTGCAAGCTTACGATGATTATGGGGTGCATAACGCATGATAAAAATTGATGAAAAGCTGATAGACCAGATAGCAGAACTGGAAGTCACCGCACTGCTTGAAGGCTTGAAAGACAAAGAGCTAAGAAAGAACCCCGCTTTTCTGGATAAGGTACGTAAATTTTTGAAGGAAAACGATATGAAGACCACACCAGAAACTAAGGGAATGACAGAATTAAAGAAACAAGCAACCGAAGTAATTCCTATATTTAAAGACATGCGGTGATAAAGAATGTGGACAGAAGAACAGATAACAGAAGCAAGCAAAGATTTTCGTGTCTTTGTCTTCATGGTCTGGAAAAGTATTGGTCTTCCTGCCCCCACTGCCATTCAATATGACATAGCAAAATACTTAATGACCCCACCTGGAGACCGCTTTATCATTGAGGGTTTCCGTGGGGTTGCTAAGTCTTTCCTGACTTGTGCCTATACAGTATGGCGATTGTGGAAAGACCCACAGCTAAAGGTATTGGTTGTCTCCGCCTCCAAAGACAGAGCAGATGCAAACGCTGTATTTATTAAGCGTATTATTATGCTGCTGCCTTTTTTGGAACCTTTATTGCCACAAAGGGGGCAAAGAGATACACAAAATCTTTTTGATGTGGGGCTTGCTGTCCCTGATATTTCCCCGTCTGTTAAATCCGTGGGCATTACAGGACAGATAACAGGAAGCCGTGCAGACTTACTGATAGCGGACGATAAAAAGAATGTTGTCATTAAACCCCTCTAATTCGGTGAAACCCTCACACGAGACAATACCGAGCGAAGCCTATACAAATAGGAACGTGTAACGACTATTCCGAAAGGAAGTACACACAAACGTGTGGAAACGGGGGGTATGCATATATGCATAAAGATATAGTCTAATCTGCATGGTGACATGCAGCATTTTTTATTTAAAGAAAGGTCTAACATGACTACACGCTATAAAATCGGAAGTATTCATAATACACCAAAAGGACAAATTCAAATTTTACAGTATATACCAGGAAAACGTTTACCACATAATAAAAGGCAGCATCCACGAGTTGTAATTCGCTTTATAAAAAGTGGGTGGGTGGCAAATGTACAAACAACAAATATAGCCACAGGGCATATAACGGATTATAGAGCAAAAACAGTATATGATGTTGGCTATTTAGATACGGATATAAATATACCAATGCGTGGTTCCTCTACTATACGTCGAGCATATGATTTATGGGCAAACATGCTTAAAAGATGCTATCAAAAGTATAGGGGCTGTTATAAAAATTGCCGTGTGGACAAGCGCTGGCATTCTTTCAAAAATTTCTTAAACTCATTACCTGAACTACCTGGTTATGATGCCTGGGAAAGAGGAGAAAATGTCCACTTGGATAAAGATACCAGAGTAAAAAATAACCGTCTTTATTCCAAAGACACCTGTCAATTTATAGCAGCCCACGAAAATGTTGTAGAGGCTTTAAATAGAAGATGGCATAGGGAGTAGTGCCCCTATGTTAATACAATGGTCGAGGTTCCTAATAATTCGGGAACACAGATACAACGAGATAAACTATCAGAAGCCGTAAAAGAATTTGATGCTGTCTTAAAACCAGGAGGACAGATTATCTACCTGGGGACCCCACAAAACGAGATGTCTCTTTATAATGAACTGACAAAACGTGGGTACAAAAAGATGGTATGGACAGTTACTTATCCAAAAGACCAAAAAGAACGCGAAAATTATGGGGACGAATTAGCCCCCTTTATTGCCCAGAAGTTTGATGAGAACCCTACAAGGTACAGCGGGCTCCCTACTGACCCCGAAAGGTTCGATGAAGACGAGATAGCAAAACGTAAACTATCCTATGGGCGTGCAGGGTTTGCCTTACAGTTCATGCTCAATACAAACCTGTCTGATGCCGAGAAGTACCCATTGAAAGTAAAAGACCTCATTGTGGCCGATTTAGACCTTAATAGCTCCTCCATGAAATGGGCATGGTGCAGTGAGCCGTCTAAAAGATTACATGATGTACCCTGTGTGGCACTTAAAGGTGATTACTTTTATGGGGCATTAAGCCGCTCTGAAGAGACAGAAAGTTATACAGGAACAGTAATGGCGATAGACCCGTCTGGCCGTGGAAAAGATGAGTCAGCATACGCTATTGTAAAGTACCTAAATGGTTATTTATTTCTTATGGAAGTAGGAGGATATCGTAACGGTTATGCTCCTGAAACTCTTTCTGCTTTAGCTTTGAAGGCTAAATTTTATGGAGTTAATGAGGTTGTTATTGAGTCTAACTTTGGGGATGGTATGTTCTTACAGTTATTAAAACCTGTATTGAATAAGACACACCCCTGTGCTACTTCAGAAGTAAACAATAGGACACAAAAAGAACAACGCATTATAGACACCTTAGAACCTGTTATGATGCAGCACAGACTTATCATAAATACCACAGTAATCATGGAAGATTATGGTGTCTATGAGGGCAACCCAGCGTACTCATTGTTTTACCAGATGACCCGTTTATGTAACGAAAGGGGCGCATTGGCACATGATGACCGCTTAGATGCTGTGTCTATGGCAGTAGCCCATTGGAAAGAGGTTTTGGATAGGGATGCTGATACGGGCATTAAAGAACACCTTGAAGAACAATTAGAAGCATGGTCTGACCCTGATAGGGGAATTACATATATTCCTGATATGGGTAAACAACAATTATCCACAGGGCACTATCACCTTAAGAACCTTGCTCCATATCGTTCATAGATTGCAATGAAGGGGTCTATTTGCCCCCTTGAAGGGCCCTTAATGAGTCATATGTCATCCAAAAGAAGATAGAGTAACTAATAAAAATAATTTACACAGAGTTTCCTTGAATGATAAATTACTTATGAAAAGCACGTAAGAGGCCTTCATGGGCAACGTAGACCCCTTCCTGATGATTTTAGAGGGTATTAATAGTAGTGATTAGCAGGCTGCTATTATTATCCTCTTTTCTTTTTATTTATTGTCAACTTATTCTTTTTAAAAAGTTTATTGTCGCACGAATACCGAAATGTTAATTGTCGCACAAGTTGAAGAAAGAGAAGAAGAAAAAAAAAACAAACACGAGGGGGAAAGACAACACTTAGATATACATATAAGTACATATATGTAACATTAAGGTACATTAAGGTTCCTTTATGTAACAATATGTAACATTAAGGAGGCATATAAGTA